GGGGTGCCCCAGCGGTGCCTCCCCTCATATGACCGCCTAGCCGCCCTACATGGGCCTACTAGCTAGACTTAGATCTTTTAAGATCTGGAGTTGTAATGTTAGCAGAGTCCCCAAGTGGTTTCAAAGGACAGTACCGGTGTTATGTTACTACCGATACGCAAGCGATAAGCGTTAAGCTTTTCTGCTAACCAAGGATCTACTTCTGAATCATCGACATGCATTTTCTTTAGACCATCGAAATACTCGATGGCGTCGATTTCAGACTGGGACAATCCCCATGTGATCGCGAGTTCGTTTGAAGGTCGCATATTTTCGTCGATTGGCGTGATAACCAACGTCCGAACAATGTACCTCCACAAATTGATACTCCATATTCTATTCTTATTGAAAGGAGACGATATAGTCCAAAGACCAGCATCCCCCCAAGCAATCCAATGCATCAACGGTTTCCCGTCGTACAAAGTTTGCTTACATCTCTGTAGGAATAGTCCATGTAGTTCTTGCAGAATCCCGATCGTCGAATTACATCGGTCGATCAGGCTCGAGATCATGGCTCCAGGATTTTCTTGGACAGCCGAATAACGATTTCGGGAGACCCTTACAGGCTTTATAGACTTACCGTTGTAAGCCTCTTCACCGCAAGCTTCTCTGAAGTTATTCAATTGTTGATCTGTGAAGCTCTTGTCATTATTGATTTTAAAGTGACATTCTTCCAGTACCGTCAATAAATCTGGTACTAAAAACGCTTCAACAACCAAGTCATCTCCGTAAACTAAACAGTTTGTTTTTCGGATCGAATGTACAAGGTTATATCGCTTCAGAGCTACTTTTACGCACGCTAAGAACACAACGCTTTCCACTGGAAAGCATGTTGCACTGCCCATTGGGGCGAACTTAGACATACGAATGATACCTCCAGAAGGCAACAGAACCCTATCGGAACGTGTGGCCCATAACAGAGTGCGGACATACTGAGGAAATATCTTAGAAACGAGTTTCCAAGTTATTGAATCAGACGCTTCTGACAAATCTATCGTTGCGAATGCACCGAATAAACTGCCTTCGACGGCCAATGCTCCGCTTCGAGCGGAATCCGAAAAATCTAAGTGCTTTCGCACTGTCGATTTTAGCACTCTGACCATGGTCCGCTGTACGCCATGTTGAAAGTAACTCAACGACGGTGGCTCTTTCGAGATCCATCTGATTGAATTAGCAGTCTTAGGTACAGCACACAGTTCGCACGTTCTATCCAATTTGGATAAGCAGTGCGGTAACGGAAATAATGTCCTCGGCTCTCCAGGCATGCCACGGAAAAGCCTACTGTCGACAGACATATGTAAGTATTTATACCACATATTTCCGCCTTCCATGCGCGTCGCACCTGCGGGCGCGCCTCCACTATTGCTAGGTACGAAGTTCGCTACTTCCATATCCCAAATATCCTTTGGAAGGATTTCAGAAATTTCAGAACGTAGCTCACGTACCAGGTCCTCGCTATACTCGAATGTAGAAAATTTCTTTTCCGATTCGATATATTTCTCTTCGGCAGATTCACACAACTGATTAAAGGTTGAAATGAATTTTGCTCTACCAAGATACTCCGCTAATTGGCGGAGCGCGCATACCTCCTTGGTGTCATGGTCTTGTTTCACTATAATTTGTTTTAGCAAAGTGAACCAAGGGCGAACAAACCATATGTCTTCTTTACTTATTATAGAAGTCAATGGCTTTAGTCGCAAATCGAGATCACCATGGAGAACCCTTAAGGTATAGTCTTTCATAAGGGCTATACCCCTGCAGAACAAACTCGGATCGAAAGTGTGATTGGCAATTTGCTTTATAAAATCACCAGCGATCGTCCGACCTTCATTTGTTCTTCCGCAATTTGTGAACACATCAAAGATAAGAACATGATATTCAGCAATTATCTCAAGATAGTACCACCTGTCAAGTAAGACAGACAGCGCAACCTTTGAATAATTCTTAGGTATCTCGGGCCTCGGACCCAGTCCGAAAGCATAATATATCGCCCTTTTGTCCCTATTCCAATATGTGCTAGAAAAGAGCTCATCTGCTCTGTCGATATTCATTGTAATCGTTCTAGCCATATCATAACTCCTTTAAGCGTCTATTCTGAGGTCGCCTCTGAAGATACTTGCAATTAAATTGCCGAGTACTTCGTCAGAACCAAAGATCGCCCCTAGCGTTTGCACTGAACTTCGTTTTATTAGTTCAGCTGTAACTGAAGGGTGTTTAGGCACCGTTAGAGTTATTGAGAATTTAAAAGGTAATTCGCCAAATTCTCCGGATACACTGTTAGAGACAGAGAAATTCTGCTCTACTAGCATATTGATTTGTGTTCCAGCGACTGAATTAGCTAATTTTGCTGGTTTAGTTATCGCACTGCTATAAACGTTGTTAACGTTTCTCAAGCTAATGCGAACGGATGCTGGACTTTCTTGCCCTACGCCTGTGATTGAATTGTACACAGCGCGGTTTGGCTCGGATGATGCTAAAGTAAAATCAAGGCCATAATTATAATTGCCGACAACGATTTCTTTAGTTGAATTAGGGCAAGTGGCTGTAGGTGTTAAAACCTGCAGTTGCGAAACGGTCCAAGGACCAAGTGTTGTACTTATAGGCGTAAATGCCATAAGATACCTCCTTCGTACTCTCTTTAATCGAGAGGGTGAATATTCGTATGTTTTCGGTATAATACCGGACGT